TACGTTTCTCACATTAGGTTATATAACTTAATGATATATATTACTAAATATAAAAACGTAAGTATATACGTAAGTAGTAGCCTATCAAATTCCCCCACAACCATGACGAACCTTTCCAATTGTCGTTAACAAAACTAGATGTGGTCATGCCGATGTGGGTTTATTTTATTAAGGTACAGAAGAACTATGACTATTCAAGCTACAAAGTACAGTGAGATAATCGCTAAGAAAGTTACTGAAGGCATCAGGAATGGTGTCTCTGTAAAAGATATTATGGGGTCGATCCAGCAATATCAAAATGCTCCTTCTAGTTCAGCTACATTCTATAAGTTGTACGGAGAACTAATATCACAGACTAGAGCAGATATAATAGGTAAGATAGGTAATGTCGTTATCAACAGTGCATTACAAGGCGACTTTAAAGCCGCAGAGTTTTACTTAAGATCTAAAGGTGGATGGTCGCCTAACAGTACTGTGAATGAAGTAGAGCAAGAGGCAGATCCAGATGAAGATCTAGCCGCAGTAGATAGCGTTATGTCTCTACTAGGAAAGAATGTAAATCCCGATGAAGATAACAGCTGATGACTTAAGAGCATTACCCGATGCAGAAGTACACAGAATACTAAAAGAGATTGGACCTGCAAAGGCTGATGAGCTTAGGTATGATTGGAACTTCTGGGCTAGACCAGATCAACTAGAACCGAAAGGTGACTGGACAACATGGTTAGCATTAGCTGGTCGAGGGTGGGGTAAAACTCGCGCTGGAGCAGAATGGGTAAGACATCGCATTAAGAAGGGTGACAAGATTGTTCATTGTGTCGCACCAACTAAAGGTGATGTAAGAAGAGTTATGGTAGAAGGAGACAGTGGACTTTTAAACGTCTGCTGGAAAGGTGATAAAACATATAGAGGTAAACACTTAGGTTTCCCTATTTGGTCGCCAACTAATAGTACACTAACATGGGAGAATGGAGCTAAGGCTGTTTTCTTCTCTGCGGAAGATCCAGAACGACTTCGTGGTCCACAGGCATACAGTGCTTGGACTGACGAACTTTGCGCTTGGCGCAATGCACAAGAGACTTGGGACATGATGATGTTCGGTCTACGTCTAGGACGTAAGCCACAAGTCTTTGTAACAACAACTCCCAAAACAACAAAACTGCTAAGAGGTATTATCGCTGATGATAAGACACTTATTAGTACAGGAAGCACCTTTGATAATGCGGCTAACTTAGCTGGCACTTTCTTAGATGCAGTTAAGAAGACCTATGAAGGCACACGTCTTGGTAGGCAAGAATTATATGCAGAAGTATTAGACGAAGCGTCAGGTGCGCTTTGGAATAGGAAACTCCTACATTCATGTGAGATAGACAAGGACGAAGTTCCTCAGTTAGCACGTATCATAATTTCCATCGACCCTGCGGTTACATCGAATACTGATAGTGATATGACTGGTATGATTGTCGCTGGCATAGATGTTAATGGAGTAGCCTACGTATTAGAAGATCACACTGATCGTTACACACCGCAACAATGGGCATCTAAAGCCATTGAGTTATATCGTAAACACATGGCTGACCGCATAGTAGCGGAGAAGAACCAAGGTGGAGATATGGTGCGTCACACTCTGCACACTGAAGACGAAAACGTGCCAGTCAAACTTGTACACGCAAGTAGAGGCAAAATGGCTCGTGCTGAACCTGTCTCTGCTTTATATGAGCAAGGTAAAGTCAAACACGTCAAAGGATTGAATGATTTAGAGGATCAGATGGTACAGTGGGAACCTTTAGGGTCCACAGGCTCACCAGACCGTCTTGATGCAATGGTATGGGCTATAACGGATCTATCACTTAATGGATATGCAAAACCACAGCTAGTTCTGGCATATTCTAACGCTAAAGGCTTAAAGTAAAATGGTAAAGAAACTCTCACAGACGGAATCGACAGCGATACTAGGTATCTCTGGTGAAAATACAATTAACGGTCAGATAAGGTCTGATGAGTTTCTGCCTGAGTTACGAGGCAAAAAAAGCGATACGAAAGTACCGTGAAATGCGTGATAATGACAGTACTATTGGTGCAGTTATGTACGCTACAGAACAGGTTTTACGAGATGTAGACTTAAAAGTATGTCCTTGTGACGATTCTGAGGAAGCTAAACGCGAAGCTGAATTTGTTGAGAGTGTTTTATGTGATATGGATCATACGCTAGACGATCACATAGCTGAAGCTCTATCTTGTTTGTCGTATGGCTTTGCATGGTTCGAAGTAGTATACAAACGCAGAGTTGGTCCTACTCAATCAAATGATAAGAAGAGATCTAAGTATACTGATGGTAGAATGGGTGTACGTAAGATAGCAATGAGAGCGCCTTGGACAGTATCTAGGTTTGATGTAGATAATAAGACTGGTGACATACAAGGTGTCTATCAAGATGGTGGTTATGCAGGTACTACGAAACATTATATCCCTTCTCGTAAGAGCTTGTACTATCGTACTACTAGCCTTAACGGAGATCCTAGTGGGCGTTCTATCTTGCGTAACGCTTATACTTCTTATGAGTATCTTAATAACTTACAAGCTATTGAAGCGATTGCTGTAGAGCGAGAGTTAGCAGGTATTCCAGTAGCACGTATTCCATCGGAGTACCTATCCCCAGATGCTACATCATCACAAGTACAGTTTAAGTCTAATCTTGAGCAGATACTACGTGACGTTAAGTTTAATGAACAAGGTTACATAATTACTCCTTCAGATACATACCCTGATAAGGATGGAAGTCCTACTAATATTAGGTTAGTTGATGTGGAGCTTATGTCTTCAAGTGGTTCTAGGAACATAGACATTGACCCCATAGTAAAAAGGTATCAACACGATATTGCTAGGAGTGTCTTGTCAGAGTTCCTAATGCTTGGTAGTCAAGGCGGTTCATACGCTTTGTCGAAGAGCAAGACAGACTTGTTCCTCCGCGCACTTGAGAGTTACATCCAGCAAATTGTCGATGTCCTCAATAAGCAATTAGTCGAGAGACTGTGGGAGTTGAACGGTCTGGACTATTCGTTGATGCCGACTATCGAAGCTGGCGATGTTGCACCTCACGACTTACGTGAAATTGCAGGGTTCTTGCGTAACCTTAACGGCGCAGATATTAGCGTTAGTGACCATCCAGAGGTTATACAAAACCTTATGGACATAGCAGACCTAAATTATGACCCCGATAGGGAAACAGAAACAGAAGAGCAAGAAGCTCTTGAAGAACAGGAAGAATAATAATGGCATTTCTAGACAACAGAGTGTTTGATAATGGTTTAACCATACTAGACACAGAAGCAAACGTAGTTCACGTAACTTCAGCAGAAGCTACAACTTATGCGGCGGCTACATCTACACTATCACTAGGTAACTCTACCTCACTTTCCATTGCGGCTCCTTCGGATCGTACTGGTGGTGGACGTAAAGTCACTGTATCAGCTATCTCAGACGGCTCAATTACAGGTACAGGTACAGTTACTCACTACGCTCTAGTAGACACAACTAACACACGTTTGTTAGCTACAGCGGCTCTTACAGCATCACAGTCAGTTACAAGTGGTAACACATTTACATTGGCTTCATTTGATATTGGTATCCCTGATCCATCTTAAGGAATAAACTATGGCACTTGTTATTAAAGATCGTGTAAAAGAAACAACTACTACAACTGGTACTGGGACTTACACATTAGCAGGTGCTGAAGTTGGTTTTCAATCATTCTCTGCTATCGGTAATGGTAATACTACTTACTATACTGTTACTGATGGTGGCGACTGGGAAGTTGGTATTGGCACGTACACTGCTTCTGGAACCACTTTAGCACGTACAACAATACTATCATCTTCTAACAGTAACAACGCAGTTAGTTGGTCAGCTGGAGAGAAGTTTGTATTTGTAACTCAACCTTCATCTAAAGCAAACTATCTTGATGCGTCTGGAAATGTAACTGGAACACAGTTTGACGAATATTTAGACTTTAAAACAGCATCTTCAAACCCTTCCCACACTGAAGGTCGTGTTTTCTATGATCAAACAAGAGACAGTTTAGCATATTATAACAGCGATAGCGCAATGACAGTACATACAGGTCAAGATAGTTTATTGCGTGTTTACAACGATACTGGGTCAACCATTACGTCTGGAACGCCAGTGTATCTAACTGGTGAAAGTAGTTCTATACCTACGATTGCACCAGCAAGTGCGTCTAGTACAGTTGAAGCCAGCTATGCAGTAGGCGTTCTTTCTACAGATATAGCTAATAGTTCAACAGGATTTGTTGTAACTGGTGGTATTGTTTTCTTTGATACATCATCATTGACTGCTGGTGAAAGAGTTCATGTTGGCGTAACGGCTGGAACATTACAGGAAGCCGCACCTTCATATCCATATTTTGCTACAGATATTGGCTTATGTTTGGTTTCATCTGCATCAGGTGGTTGTGTCTATGTAGAAATAGAACATCATACCTTCGAAGTATTTAGGGTAACTGGTAATTCACACTTTGACGCTGATATTACTGTAGATGGCGATTTAACTGTTAACGGTACGCAGACTATTACTAATAGTAACAACATTGCCTTGTCTGGAGCTTTTAGCTACTTCAACTCTGGGGATACTATCGGTGAGGCTAATACTGTACACACTGGCACTGGTCTGGACGATGCTATCTTTACTGGCCACTACAACGGTACAAGCTCAAACAAGACCTTTAAAGTTAAGATTACAACCCTAAAGACTGGTAGTGACGAAGACTTCTTCCGTTGGTCCACAGATAACTTTGCAACTCAGTCAGCTGAGATTGAAATTACAGGCGAAGATCAGCTTCTTGAGGAAAACATAAACATCAAGTTTAACGCTACCTCTGGTCACACACTAAACGACATATGGTCTGGAACAGCTTCCCCAGTTAATGTAGATACTGGTATAGCATCTAATAGGAATACTGGTACATCAGGAGTTGGTTATACCCACGTAGGTGCTTACTTTGATGTATCTACTAACTACTGGACATTCTTTGATGAGTATGCTCCAGAACCTACAGGTACTATAGATACTGGTCACGCCTCATTTTCCTACGGGACTATAAAAGTAGATGCTGTAATAGGAAACCTAACAGGTAACGTCACAGGTACTGCATCTAATGCTTCTCAGTTACTTAATGCTAGAACTATCAGTCTTAGTGGAGATGTAACTGGATCAGTGTCGTTTAACGGAAGTGCAGACGCAGATATAACAGCAACAGTAGTAAATGATAGCCACACACATGACACCCGATATGTGCAAAAGGCTGGAGATACGATGACAGGTACACTTAATGCTACAACAGTAGACTTTGGTGACTGGACTATAACTGAAAGTGGAGGCTCTCTTTACTTTGCTTACAGTGGAACAAATAAATTCAAACTCGATAGTAGCGGAACATTGTCTGTGACTAATGACGTACAGACTGACCAAACCATAACATAAGCTAATAGTGAGTACACGAAGATGGCAGTAAAAATAAACGGCACTGAGGTAATTGACGACAGTAGAAACGTAGTAAACGTGGGCAATGTCGATGGCAGAGATGTATCTGTCGATGGGGCTAAACTAGATAACGTATCTGCTAATGCAGACGTTACTGCCACAGCTTTACCTACAGCATTAACAGGTTTATCTACTAGTGCATCTCCAGCGTCTAATGACCTTATTGTGTCGTATGATATTACTGATAGCACTTGGAAAACAGCTACTGTTACAGCTACTGCTCTTCAAGGTCAGAAGGGACAGAAAGGCGAAGTTGGAGCTACTGGATCTCAAGGTATTCAAGGTAATACTGGAGCAACTGGTAGTGCTGGTTCTGCTGGAGCTAAAGGCCAGAAAGGTGAGGTCGGTGTAACTGGTAATACAGGATCGACTGGAGCTAAGGGTCAAAAGGGCGAAGTTGGAGTTACAGGTAATACTGGGTCAACAGGATCGGCTGGTCAAAAAGGACAGAAGGGCGAAGTGGGAGCTACGGGAGCTACAGGTAGTGCTGGATCTAACGGTTCTGCTGGAGCTAAAGGCCAAAAGGGTGAGGTTGGCGAACAAGGTATACAAGGTAATGCTGGTAATACAGGTTCAACTGGTTCCCAAGGTCAAAAAGGACAAAAGGGAGAAGTTGGTGCATCTGGAGGTACAGGCTCTACTGGACAAAAGGGACAGAAGGGTGAGGTTGGAGCTACAGGTTCTACAGGCTCAACTGGATCAACTGGTAGTACAGGTTCGCAAGGACAAAAGGGACAGAAGGGTGAAGTAGGTAATACTGGCTCAACTGGTTCAACTGGTTCTCAAGGTCAGAAAGGCCAAAAGGGAGAAGTAGGAGCGCAAGGTAATACTGGTAATACTGGTAGTACAGGCGGTACTGGTTCTACTGGACAAAAGGGACAAAAGGGGGAAACGGGTTCTACTGGCGGTACAGGATCTACAGGTTCAGCTGGTCAGAAAGGCCAAAAAGGACAAACTGGATCAACTGGCTCTCAGGGAGCTACAGGCTCTACAGGCTCTACTGGTGGTACTGGATCTACTGGACAAAAGGGTCAAAAGGGTGAAGTAGGGGCTACTGGCCCAGCAGGTAATCCATCAACATCTTATGGAACTGTTGGTTCTTATGCGTTATTAAAAAATACAAACAACCCTGCAAACTGGGGCGTAGGGAATACTGTCGCAGGGTCATCTCTTTATTACGCAAACACTTATCAGTCTGGCGGATCGAGTTGGGGCGGTGGTCAGGTTTCCCCAAGCGGAACTTGGCAAATAATGGGGCATATCGGTAGATACAATGGTACTGTAAATTACAGTGGAAATAGTACATCAATCTCTGTTTATGTAAGAATCTCTTGAATAAGATTAAAAAATAGGAGGCGGTTATGCCTGACCAAGTAATAATAACAGAATTGCGTAATGCACAATCCCTAAACGCAGAGAATACTAGATTTGATGTAGAAATTAACCATCCACAATACAGCTGGATACCATACACATTAGACCCTGATGATGCAGATGTTACTGTAAACAACATCGTATTACTTGAGCTTATTGGTTCAGATTATGAGGCTTATGTTGCGCCTACTCAAGCAGAGCTAGATGCAGAACTAGCGTCAAATCTAAGGGCGCAACGTGACCAAAAGTTGGTAGAAGAAGTAGACCCAATAGTAACTAATCCTCTACGTTGGGCTGAACTTACAGATGCTAAACAAGTAGAGTGGACACAGTATCGAACTGACTTACTTAACCTAACAAATCAATCTGGTTTCCCTAACACAGTTACGTGGCCTACAAAGCCTAGCTGATGATAATATATCAAATCTCACTTCACGGTTCGGCATACGATGCAAGAGGTAAGACTTGGGAACAGATATACTCTGAGAGCCTCTGTAAGCCCCGTAGAGGCTGGTTAGACCCTATACACAATAGAACTCTACTAAAAGGTGAGTTTGGATGCTCAGTGAGCCATTTAAGGGTATGGGAGAAGGTTGCAAACAGTAACTCTAATGGTATTATACTGGAAGAGGATGCAGTATACGATAGTATAGATACTGATAAGGTAAATAGACTTCTTAATTCCCACGATAGTGTTTGGTTAGGTTACAGATGGAACGACATGGGATATTGGTATAACTGCCATGCTTATGCAATAACTCCTGATACAGCAAAACTGTTGATACAAGACTTTAAGGATAACATCATCCCAGTTGATGAGTGGGTTCCCATGAAGCTAAAAAATAAACACAACTATTTCTATGAAGAAGAGGTCGTTACTCAAATCCCAAGGTCAACCCGACCAAGTACCATAGAGGAAGAAGATAGTCCGATGATAGACTCTAGTAAGATTAATATAATAACAGTAGCTACAGACGAAACTAAAATGTGGCCTTTAGCACAGTCGTGTGACAGACATCAAATTAATCTAGTTAACCTTGGAAAAGGTGATAGCTGGAAGAGTGAGATGGAAGGATATGATGGCTTAAGAAAGATAGAGCTAGTAAAGAAGTTAGTTAAGGACTTAGCTAAAGATGAGATAGTTCTATTTGTAGATGGTTATGATACTTTTTTCACTGAAGGGTATGAAACAGTAATACAAAGGTTCTTAGACTTCGATGTAGATATATTGTTTGGTGCAGAACAAGAATGTTGGCCTATAACAAACGATCAGTCATATAAGAATAGATGGCCTGATATGCTTACTCCTTATAAGTATTTAAACAGTGGTTTATATATAGGGTATGCTGGGGCATTAAACGACTTTTTTGATTTACCTAGTACAGATGATAATGGTGACGATCAGTTATACTGTCAGTCAAGATACTTATCAAAGTACGAAGACTTCTTTTATACGGTAGCTCTAGACTATGAAGGTTATATATTTCAGAACCACGATACAACTATACGTAAAGTAAATAATCAACTCTGGAATGATAGAACTAACTGTTGTGGTTGTATATATCATGGCAATGGAGGTAAGTCAGAGAAAGACTTCTTCTATAAACTAGCTAAAGAGTTTGGGTATGAGAAACTATCCTCTCCTATTACTAGGACAAGTAGAGATTTAGATTACAAAGAAGTAGCACAAGACTTGCTAGTTACAAAACTACTATCCGAAAGTGAGTGTAAGGACTTAATAACTAAGTCTGATGCTCTAGGTGGTTGGGGTAATCTAGAGGGAGACAAGTTTCCAGCACAAGAAATAAGACTTAAGAAGTTAGGTCTTTGGAAAGAGTATGAAGCTCTCTGGAGAGATAGACTATTTAAGATATGTGAGAAACATTGGAAGCCTGTAGAATATATGGGTCTACGTGATGCCTTTACTATGCGTTACTCTATGGATACTCAGAAGTCTTTAGGTCTTCATACAGACGCATCTCTCATAACTGGTAGCGTTAAATTAAACGACAACTATGAGGGTGCTACACTCTATTTCCCACGTCAGGACTTTACGAACCTAGATGTACCCGTCGGAAGTTGTATACTATTCCCTAGTCAAGTTACTCATGGTCATTATGTCGATGAGCTACAGTCTGGGGTTAAATATTCATTAACTATGTGGACATCTAGATACGTGGGTGACGAGAACTAGGAGAAATAAATGTTTGGTACTAGCCCTTTTGCATCCGCTACCTTTGCAGGTATGGGGAGCGAAGAATACGATTTAACAGCTAGTGCCATTACAACTGGTTCTTCAAGTGTACCTGTTGTTACAATGCAAGAAGACGAAACTCTTGGTGCGTTATTTGTAACTACAGGAAGTCCAGTATTAGGACAACCTAGTAAGAACTCAGGAAAAACACTTTCTACTGAAGACTTAGATACTAACAATCCTAACCTTGATACTGCACTACTACAAGAAGATGAGACATTTACTGCTACAACTATAAGTACAGGAAACCCAGTCTTAGGTACTGTCAATATCTTACTTAGATACGACCTTACAGCAACTTCAATTTCCACTGGTAGTCCAGACCTAAACACTACTTCTATAAATCAAGGTCAAACTCTAAACTCTAATAACTTAGATGCTGGTTCTGTAGTTGTTGACGACGTAACAATGTCAGAAGAAGAAACACTTTCTGCCATAAATATAATTACTGATACTCCAAATACTGACAGTGCAGATATTACAGAAGGTAATGTACTTTCTACTCCTAACTTAGATACAGGTAACACAGATCTACCTGCAATATCAATGTCAGAAGAAGAAACATTTTCTACTGGGGATATTAGTACAGGTAATCCTGATGTTAGTGTTGCTGTAGTAAATCAAGGTCAAACTCTTAATACTGGAGGTTTAGATACTGGTAATTTAAGTATACCTTCTGCTACTATGCAAGAAGAAGAGACGTTTGTTGCTAGACCTATAATTGTAGATACCCCAGAAACTCCTAGTGTTGCAATACTACAAGAACATATAATACAGGTAGCAAACTTAAATACTGCACCTCCTGTACTTGACCCTGTAGTAATAAATCAAGATCACATAATTTCTACTGGGGACATGAATACTGGTGATGTAAGTGTACCTGATATATCAATGTCAGAAGAAGAGACATTTTCTACTGGAGAGTTAGTATCTGGAGTACCAGATGTAGATGATGCTGTACTACAGTATTTTATAAATCTTTCGTCTCCTAACATTATAACAGGAACACCAGAAGTAGGCAGTACTGTTATAATAGGTGATCATTACTTCTTATTAGGTAATGTTATTACTGGCATCCCAGTCTTAGGTGAACCTTACTATAATCCAGCTTTAGCTAGAGTAGTTAACATAGGCAACCAACGTATAGGTAGTAGAACAGAAATAGCAAACAGTAACTCAGTTAGATTTGACTCAAACAATAAGGTTAAGATAGGCTAATGGCTTTTAGAATTAAAACGAATGATACTAGCCCTAAGTTGGCAGTAACCCTAGAAGACGCAAGTGGTAACGCAATAGACATCACAGGTAACAATGGTGTTAGGTTTCACATGAAAGCGTTTGGAGCAACAACACTTAAGGTAGATGCTCCTATGACAGTTACAAGTGCTTCTGGTGGTATAGTGCAATATCCTTGGGTAGCCTCAGATACTAACACTGCTGGTACTTACTATGGTGAAGTAGAGGTTACATATGCTGATAACACAGTAGAGACATTCCCTAACAATGGTTACTTTACTATTATTATTAAAGAGGACTTAGATTAATGGCTAAAGTAGGTGATAGAGTAAGCTGGTCTTCATCAGGTGGTACAGCAAGAGGTATCATAAGAAGCATACATCGTGACGGTGCAGTACCTAACATACCTGTAAAGATAACAGGCACTAAAGAGGAACCAGCGGCACGTATAGAGCTAGTTGATGATGAAGGCAAACCACGTAATCAGTTTGTTGGTCACAAGATGACTAGCTTAAATAAGTATGCTGAGGTTGTGGACAAAGCAGACAAGCCACTAAACAAACCTTTCAGACTACCAAAAGGGTCTAGTAAGAAGTTTGGTGTATACGTTAAGTCTGGTGACAAGACTGTCAAAGTTACATTCGGCGACCCTAACATGGAAATTCGTCGAGATGACCCGAAAGCTAGAGCTAACTTTAGAAGCCGACATTCATGTAGTACGGCTAAAGATAAAACCTCAGCAAGATATTGGTCTTGTAGAATGTGGAGTGGTAGCACAGTGGGAAGTATGACTAAAGATATTACAGGTCAAATATTAAAGACCGATGAAGAACAACGCATGGTCTATGGCTGGGCTTCTGTAGTAACCGAAAAAGGTGAACCAGTAGTCGATAGACAAGGTGATGTAATTAAACCTGACACGTTAGTAAGTGCTGTAAATAAGTTTATGGAGCATGTACGTGTAGGTAAAGAAATGCACAAGGGTGAGCAGATTGGGGCCGTTATCCATTCTATGCCTATCACTAAAGAGATTGGTGATTCCCTTGGCATCCAGAGTGACCGAGAAGGTTGGATAGTAGCGTTTAAAGTATATAGCGATGATGTCTGGGCTAAGGTAAAATCTGGTGAACTCGCCGCCTTTAGCATTGGTGGCAAAGCAACAAAGGAAGACTATAATGGCTAACCTTTTAACCATGCTTGAATTGGACGAATTGTCTTTGGTAGATCGTCCTGCCAATGCGGAGGCAATGGTATCTTTATTTAAGCGCGACAACTTCGACGGGGAAACTATGAACGAAGAATTAGAAACAACAGTAAAAATGTCCGATGAGATGTTAGGTAAACTAAAGCCTTACATGGACAAGGGTATGTCTGAAGAAGAAGCTAAGAAGGCTTATGACGAAGACATGAAGAAAGCAAAAGAAGCTGAAGTAGACAAAGCTAACGCTGAAGTCGAAACTCTTAAAGCAGAGAATGAGCGTTTACGTAAATCTCTAATTGAGAACGGCTACATAATCAAATCAGACGCTATCGAAAAGAAAGCTCCAGAAGAGTTCCTTGAGTACGAAGGCGACAAAATAAACAAAGCTGACATTCCAGCACCTATCTTAAAGGCGTTAGAAGAAGCTGAGTTTGCTAAAGCTGACTTAGAGCTAACAACTAAAGCGGAAGAAAACCTTCCTAACTTTGACGTAGCTACAGCAAAAGAATTAGTCAAATCATTTGAGACTAATGAAGAAGTTATGGGTGTACTAAAAGCCGCTGATAAAGCATTTGGTTCATCTATGGAAGAAGTAGGCAAGGCAGATGTTGACGGTGAGTTTACTACCGCTTCAGATAAACTTGATGCACTTGTAAAGTCTTATATGGACACTAACACAATGAAGAAGAGCGAATACGCTGTAGCATACTCTGCTGTCGCAAAGACCGATGAAGGTAAAGCTCTTATCACTAAATCCTATAAAGGGGAATAATCATGGCTGTAACGCAATCACGCGACAACCGCACTCTAATCGCTGGTGCTGATCTTAGCACCTCTCAATTCTTATTCGCAAAAATGGATGCCGCCGCTAAAGCTGTTTTAGCTGGAGACGGTGAAGGTACTATCGGTGTAATAGCTGTAGGTGCTGAAGCTGGAAATGCTTGCACAATAACTCACTCAGGTAAAGTCATGGTAAAATGTGGTGGAGCCGTAACTATAGCAGACGACGTGGCAATCGATGCCGCTGGTAAAGCTGTCAATGCGGCTTCTGGTGACATCATCGTTGGTCGTGCTTACGAAGCAGGTGTTGACGGTCAAATCATCGCAATCGAATTGATCCTAGCCGCTAACGCTCACGCTTAATTTAAGGAATATATATTATGCCATTATTAACACCATCCAGTGTACATCTGGATCAACCACTTACTAACTTGACTATCGCTTATGCACAAGCAGATACAAACTTCATTGCGGACAAAGTGTTCCCAATCGTCGGCGTACAGAAGCAGTCAGACAAGTATTACATCTATGACCGTGACAACATGAATCGTACAGGGGACGTTAAGAAATTAGCTCCACGTACAGAAGTGAACCGTATCGGTATGTCACTATCAACAAGCTCATATTTTGCAGACGTATTTGGTCTAGGTATGGACTTCGATCAACAAACACTAGCTAACGAAGATGCCGCTTTGGAAATTCGTTCTGCTGGAGCGCAAACACTTGCGACACGTTTGATGATCCACCGTGAAGAGCAATTCGCTTCAACTTTCTTCTCAACTAATGTTTGGGGAACAGAGTATGATGGCGTAGCTAACGGCGACAACAACTTAGACTCAGAGTTCACATACTGGTCAGACTACACAAACGCTACACCAATCGTAGACGTTACTAAAGCACGTCGAGCGATGCAACTTAAGTCTGGTGGATACAAGCCAAACACAATGGTTGTAGGTAAAGAAGTTCGTGACATCTTAATTAACCACCCAGACATCCTAGCACGTTTAAACGGCGGATCAACTGTAGCTAACCCTGCATTGATCACAGACGCTAAACTAGCTGAGATCTTTGAAGTGTCTAATTTCTATGTAATGGAAGCAGTCAAGAATGACTCAGCAGAAGGTATTGCAGAAAGCAACTCTTTCATCGGTGGTAAAACAGCTATGTTAGCACACGTTGCTCCTTCAGCTGGATTGATGACACCTATGGCTGGCGGTACATTTGCTTGGAACACTTTAGACGGTGTAAACAACTTAGGTATCACGGTTGAGTCATACTCAGACGATGCTCTCAAGCGTCAACAGGTTGCAGAACACATCCAAGTTAAAATGTCTTACGACATGAAAGTCACTGGTGCTGACTTAGGTGTATTCTTTAACACAGCTATAGCATAAAACTATACAAATCATTTGGTGAGGGCTTAAGTGTCCTCACCTCTTTTATTAAGGAGAACCCGATATGATACCATTTCAGTTTGATAGACCCGTATTTATAAAACAAGAATTTAATGGTGGAGGAAGAGATTGGAAGAGATCAGAACATTACCCTTGGAAAGAGTTATCTCTCTCTAGTGACGTTGTTCAGACCTTATACAACAATAACTTTCTGCATCATAACTCTGACCTAGAGGTTAAAGCTAAGGTTGGAGACGGACTAGAAGTACTTGATGTCGCATCACTAGGTGTACTGGTAGATACGATCAATGCTAAAGTAAAAGCTAAGACTAATTCCCACGCAGAGTTTACTCGTAAGAAGTGTAAGAAGTCTAAGATACTAGAGAAGCAACGCGGTTTACTCCGTAGTTGGCGTAGAAATTATGGAGAGTTGGAGAACGACTAATGGCTTGGAGCTACGACGAAGGAAATCTAAATATAACTGATGCACTAGGTAGACTAAACTCTACTAGGTTGTTAATCGGCGATACAGATCTAAATGATAAACAAGTACAAGATGAAGAAGTTTCATTCGCCTTAGCTCAAGCTAACAACAACGTATATAAAGCTGGTGGGTGGTTATGTAGAGCTATAGCGGCTAAGTACTCTCGGTCTGTTGATTTAGAGATCAGCGGTGCGTTAAAAGAAGCCTCATCACAACTACAAGCTCACTACACTAAGTTAGCAGATACACTAGAGTATCAAGGAACTAAACTAGGTGGTAGCTTAGGTATTTCCGCTGGAGGTATTTCTGTTTCCACTGTGGAGGGTGTAAGAGCAAATACTAATCGAGTTAGACCAGAGTTCAACAAGGATCAATTTAAGATAGACGCAGAAACTACTGATTACGAATAGGGATGTCACATGCAAGCGTACAATTTACTTAAACTGGTACAACGTCATGGTAGTACTTTAATACTGAAGAAGACTACTGCTGGTTCTTACAATGCTAGTACTAGTGAATATTCTAGTACAGTTAAAGAATATGAAATAACTGCCTATATGTATAATGTACAAGAGGGCGTTCTACTAAACGACATAACTCGTGGTACTCGCAGTTGTGTAATACCTGCTCTTGGCTTACCTGCAATACCTACAGATAAAGATATTATATCTGGTAGAGGTGACGATGTATCTATCGTTAGGGTTAGAACTATCTATTCATCTGGAGTAGCAGTTTGTTACGTATGTGAGGTAACTGAATAATGGAACTACTAGTAAGGAAAAGTTTATACCAGAAGTTAGCTAAACTGGATAATACTATTATGAACACCACAGAAGATGTATTGTATAATGTAGCCTTTGATATAGTTAAGTTCACTCTGTCTTCCACAAATAAGAATACTGGCAATCTAGGTGCTGTAGATTCTGGGTCTTACTTAGAATCCTTTTCTATAATGTCTAGCAGAGCAGGTAAAATAAGATCTGTGTCTTCTAAAGGTAGACCTAGAGGCGTAAGCCCAAAAGCAGTAGGATCTAAAGTTTTATCAACTCTAAGTAGAGATGTAGCAAGAGTTATGGTATCTATAGAATCTACTCAAGGTAATCGTGGACCTAAAGTTACAGTGATGAATGGCTCTAGGTATGCTAGGGATGTTGAATACAAGTACGGATACCGTATCTTTAGTAAGTTAAGGAAAATATATGGCTAATATACACAAAGAGATTAGGTCTATCCTAGAAGTACAGTTAGCTAATATATCTAACGTACCTCAAATAGCTTACGAGAACGTTCCTTATGTACCTACAACTGGCACTAGCTATATAAAGGTAGATTACCTGCCCACTTCACGTAGGCCAGCCGTAAGGGGCTTAAATCCTCAGCAGAGATATGATGGCATCTTTGCTATAAATTGTTATGCACCAGAAGGTAATGGACCATCTGCCGCTGAAACTATAGCAGAGAACGTAATGACTGCGTTTGAAGCTACCTCATCTTTTACAACAAACAACGTAACAGTATCTATAGATTACGCTGAAGCAGATCAGGCTTTAGTTGATAGTCCTTGGTTCTTAGTACCTGTCAATATAGGTTGGTACGCTTACAAATAATTCTATAGGAGAATATAATATGGCCTTTGCACAGGGTTCACGTTCCAGTCTGTCATACATTACTGAAACAACTTTCGGTACGACACCTGCTGGTAACTTCCAAAACTTACCTTTCACTTCCCATTCACTTAACATGACTAAAGATCGTGTTGAAGGTACTGACATTCAAGCTGACCGTATGTCTAGAGTAGACCGTCACGGCAACCGTCAAGTAGCTGGAGACATTGTAGGAGATCTTCGAGATGGAGACTTCGACGAACTACTAGAGTCTGCTATGTTAAGTGCATGGTCTACAAACGTACTTAAAATTGGTACAACACCAAAGTATTTTTCCATCGAGGACTATGCCGCTGACATCGACCAAGCTAGATTGTTTACAGGTTGTTCAGTCAACTCACTAGCTGTATCGTTAGCACCTAATGCTATGGTAACAGGTACATTTGGTTTAGTCGGTAAGAGCATGACTATGAGTGCTTCAGAAAAGACACAAGATGCCGCTTCTGGAGCTTCCCCATTTGACTCTTACTCAGGTGACTTAGAGATAGGTGGATCAGCATCAGCTATAGTTACAGCTATGGACTTCACATTAACTAACAGCTTTGCTCCTACATTTGTTGTTGGTGACGATAGCGCACCTGCATTAGAAGTAGGTAACGCTGTAGTAGAAGGTACTCTTTCAGCTTACTTTGAGGATGCCTCACTAATCAATAGGTTTGTCAATGAAACAGAAACACCTCTTAAGGTTACTGTAGGTGACAATGCTGGCACACCAAACACTATGGAGTTCTTCTTCCCTAGATGTAAAATAAATAGTGCTGATGTAGGCGTAGATGGTCCTACAAGCAGAATAGTAAATCTTAGCTTTGTCGCTTTACGTGACCCAACAGAAGCTACTAACTTGCGTATTACACGCTCGTAAAGAATACTCTAGCTAGAGTGGGGGGACGTTGGTGTCGGGTCTGACGTTCCCCATTTATTAACCCGAACTCGATAAGGAAACTCGATATGGATTTAAAAGACTTAACACCAAAGACTGACACTGTTGAAGTGCTTATACACAACCCATCTACTGATGAGCCTCTTATGAATGAAGATGGCACTCAGATGACTATCGTTATGTATGCTCCTCATACTAAAGAGTATAAGTCAGAAGTACATCGACAAACAAATATTAAACTTAAGCGTATGGAAAAGTCAGGTAGGATGCAAGTTACTGCTGAGGACTTAGAGGCTAGTGCTATACTACATATGGCTAAAGTAACTAAGAGTTGGAACATCACTTACGATGGTGAGCAACCAGAATTGACTATAGATAAAGCTAAAGAGATTTATATAGATCTACCTTGGGCTAAAGCTCAGATAGAAGAAGCTCTTGCTGACAGCGTGGATTTTACGAATGTCTAACAGAACGTTTGCTATCTTTTGCTGAACATCAGTTTAAGTTAGCAAAGCCTAATGAAGACGGTAAATCTATGAGAGAACACTTAGAGCAAGTAGAGAAGCAACTAGGTAGAGAGATAGAAGAACTTAATGGTCCAAGACTACCTGATATTCTATCTAGTTTGTGGACTTACTTCTTATCTATTAATCAGGGTAGGTCGGCAGGTTTCAGTGGACCAAACTCACTTTCCTACACAGACATAAAGTCTTGGTGTGAATTAACTGGCACACCTCTAGATGCTAGAGAAGTACAAACTATAAAACTATTAGACTCAGTATACATAAGGATTATGACCTCAGATGGATGATATGAAATTACGGTTTAACACCGATGACGTTGTTAAGGGTACTAATAGAATTAAACGTATGGGTAAGGCTGTAGATAGAGCAAGCATACAAC